GCCTATTGTAGATAGACCCAGGTTTCTTTTAGTAGAAACCGGGAAAGACTGGAGAATAAAGGGGATAAAAGAAAATCTAACTACGCTATGTATGTACACTATTTTTGTTTTAAGGTTTTCTCGTTTTCCTACTCGGTATTTCTCTCTAGAAGAGTGGATACTCAGTTGAAACACACCCATGGGCATGTGTTAACCAAGGCTTACACCTACATACTCGGTTGAAGGCCACCCTTTACGATTAACGTATTGGGTGTTTAGGTAACCTAACCAAGGCTAAGCTATCAACTAGAGGTTATGGCCTTATGGTCCCAACGCGGTCACTATTAATTCTAAACTAGCTGTGACACCACCAGTCACTATCGCAGGCTGTAGTGTCATAGAAGCAGGAGTTCCTGTTACAGCGTAAGAAACACTGTAAAAGAAAGTTTGGGTAGAGGACCCAGGGTTAGAGTTATATTGAGAAATATTGAGTGGATCATACTTAGCACTAGTCGCTAGGTTTGTAGTACCCGCGACTGGTGAAGTATAAGAAGTTGCACCTGATGGTCCAGTGTAAATGAACAAGAAGTTATATACACCAGAAGCAATATTAAGAGGAAAATTAATAACGGGTGCAATAGCAGTACCAGTCAATGTTAACCCAATAGAACGAGTAGAAGTACTGACAGCAGATGGGGAGATGGTAGTGGAAGTGCTGGCAGCAGTGGAGAACCACGAATCAGAAAATAAACCTTGTGGCGGAATTATAGGTTTACACAAAATAATATCATAAGCAACCCATAATCCACCAATATTTGCAGCAGCTTGCATGCCCTGAGATGCAATCTGAAAAATACCCATATCATAAAGGCGGGGATCTCGTCCAGTTCCAACATCAGAGGAACGGACATATTGCCATTTAGTAGGGCGAGTTCCAGGATGGCATTCCACTGCATGTAAAAGGTTATCAGCAGGCTTACCATAGTTAGAAAACTCGGTAGCGAGCATTTGAGTTGACGTGGTAAAAGTATTATCAGACGCATTATAATCGGTAGCCATAATTACTTTACCGAGAGCAGTATTAGTGCTATTAAGTGCGTCAGCAGAGGTGGAGACAAAACTAAACATTAGACCGGCAAAATAATACTCTTGATAATTGGCTGCAATAGATGCTAGCCAAGGAAAAGTTGATGCCAGGCCAGGATTAATAGCATAGGGTGTGTTGGAAAAATTAACAGTACCTAACACATCACCTAAATATTCTTTATGTCTCAACCGAATACAATTTTCTCCAAACGAAGGAACAGGACTACCGGACATAGTAAGGGTGTTTGCCTGAATTTTATACTGTCCAACACCCGTAATTTTCTTAAATGCCCAGCCTAATCCAGATCCTAATGTTCCACCAATAGTACCACCTAACCCAGGCATAACATAGTTACCGAGACCTGTGCCAAGAGAACGACCAATAGCCATAGCAGTACGGCCAGAGCTTGCGTTCTGAGGAGGTTGGCGACGAGGCGGTGTTGGCATTGTTCGCCCGGGACGGCGGCGTGGTGGACGAGGACGAGGATTGTTTCTAGGTTTTCTAGGTTGACGACCACGAGGCATGAAATTAAAGTCAATATCCAATAAACGTAATCCAGTTTGAAAGGAAACTCAAAAAGGGGGGCGTCCAAGTCCACCCCTCCTATCCTTGTCAAGACGATGAAACTCATCCCAAGCGTCCTGACAACTGGATTCTGCACTATTGTTCCGAGGCACACTGACACGTGGTCGATCGACCCACGTACCATCAGCAATTTTACGAGCTTTAAATCTTTCGAACTTTTGCTGTGGAGTTTCAGTTGGACGAGATGGCGGATGCTCACCAGAACCATTACGAAAATTAAATTTACGTTCATGTGGTTTCAATGGTACGTTATAAGGTATAATTTGATCATCAACAAAGACGGGTACATCTGACTTGGCAGGAATTTCATCCATGAACATTGGGGATGCCAAGATACCTTGATATGACGTAACATTCTCAATCCAATTGCCAAATCTTTTATAATCAAAATCTGGTAATGTGCTAGTGCAGTACTCTCCCATCCAATCAGCGGCGTCATTAACATATTGGGATTCCTTATCAAAATGAGATAACCAAGATCTCATAGGCAATGTAGAAGGGTCAGCGATAATTTCTGACAAATGTAATCGCATGACCGCTTTACAAAGATCACCAATAATAGGGGTATTCTCATCAGACAATATAAAACTTCGCGTTTTCTCAAGGAGTTTCATTGTCGGAGTAACATTGGAATTTAACTTGACAGTGACATGAAATTTCGCAACTTGCCTTAAGATGTCACAACAAGTATTCACATCACCAAACCACACGTTGGGAGAATAAACCCTAGCTAAAAATTTAATTCCTATGTTGCCGCGTTGAATTACGTCTGTGGTAAGTTTTTGTCCAATACTTGAGGCTGCACGCTGATACGTTTTTGGACAAATATCTGCTGTTAAACCATCATCTCCACCATAGATACCCAAACGGGCAAATGCAGCAGCAGGAGTTAAAAACACACCATCAACACGTGTCATTCGCAAGGCAACAAAAGCTACAAAAGCATTAACTAAGGAATTAAATAACGAGGTCTCAGGTGATCCAGAAGCACGGGAATATGCAGTCTCGTACCAAGTACCAAAACTTGCAACTGCACGCATGCCATATTGAGAGCGATGTAGTTCACATAATTTTTCATGATGAATAACACGAAAAGCACGTAATAATACAACCCGCTCAAACTCACGCATGACATTAGAACCATGTCCGTCAAACCGTGAAAAATCTGAGTTAGTGGCTGTCTGTGCCTCGTTCAATATTAGAGCTACACGATCAGCAATGGCTCGTGGCTTCTTGCCAAACGCATACCATTCTTGCCTTTTCATAACGACCTCAAAAGCATACATAAACGCACTATATTCTCGCTTATCAACACTATTGATTATCGAAATAGCACGTGGATCTTTGACATTTGCATAGCACTCAGCTTTCATAAATGACGTAACTTTGCGGTCAGGTACCATTACTTCTGACATAGCCAAAGTACGTTGTTGTGAAGGAGTGCATTGACGGGTATAAACCTCATCAATGTCAACAGGGTCCAAAGTATGTAAAAACTGATCGGGAATCAACAATGAAGCAAATTCCTTCATGCACCAAGATAGAAAGCCAGTAAGAGGAAGAATTTCTGGACGAACTTTCTCAACACGAGACTCGACGCAACGAATTTCATTGGCTTTACAACGATCAGGGGCAAATGCTCCATGTACTAAAGGACTCATGAATGCAATCATTGAGGCTTTAGCTTCTGGTTCATAATTACATGGGTCGTATTGATATCTGCGGACTGACAATTTTACGGGACATACAACATCGGGTTTCGACAAAGTACAAGCCCGATGGTATTCCAGTAATGGGACGGCTGCTTCCTTATCTCCTTTGGTTAATGATACCACCTGAGGTAACGTCAAATCATATTTAGATGTGCGAGCAGTTCCAGCAATTGCATCATCAATAGCTGCTGGGATCGTTGCACATAAAAAAGAATTTGGACGACCGGTGGATATTTTAATTCCGGTTAGACTAGAAATTTGTAAGCGATTGAAACCATTCTGAAAAACACTCAAACGCTTCAAAAACCTACCGGATATTAAAAACCATTGGAAAATTGCTCCTAAACCACGCCACATACTAATTGGAGTTAACATAATCAACTCATGGTCAGGAGAAGTTGGCCGACGATCTACAAAATAATTGGCCAAACGATAAGGAATGCCACAAAACTTATGAACAGCAACCAAGTGATCGGTACTATAATTCCAAACACCATGTGTGAAGTATCCACCTCCAGTTACATGGTAAGTAACGTCATTGGTTTCTCCAAAACAATAACTATAATTTTCAGTGGTTTTAGCAACTTGATCAGGCTGAAAAGTATAAATTATTGTAGGATAAAAATTCTGGCATAAGAAAAAGGGCATATCAATATATTGGTCAACGTCTACTAGTGCTATTAAAGGATTACTTGGTAACTTAAAAGCTGAAGGTTCTACGGCCAAATCTTTAGCCCAATAATAAGCCCTAGAACCTTGTCGCTTACACCTTTCATCTGCACGAGAACGTTGAACAAAATAAGCAGTCTTACCAAGAACAGCCGCTAGACGATCCATGAATAATGAAGCAGACGACCGATCAGAGGCAGCAACGGGATGCGTATGATTAGGTAATGGTTTAATGCTGGTTATCTCTAAATCGTTAAACGAATTACGCAGCAATTCAGGACGAAATTTCGATGGTATCCTGAACCATTCCAATATGCTGGTTTGTTTATCTCTAAGGAAGGTCGGAGTCATAAACAACAACACTTTCCATAGATACACAACCATTGACGCAAGGAACATTACGAGGGTCAAGCGATGGTCATGGTTAATAGACTTTACTTGTGCAATAAACCATAACATAAAGCTCAACACCCAACGTAAGTGGGGAGTAACATTAAAGGATAATGATAAAGGTAAAAGATCATTGCCAACATGCATTAAAATGTAGCAGATGGCAAAAACTAAATAACAAAATAATGAAGACATAGGGAATAAAAGCGGAG